TTTGATTCAGGAACTGATCCACCCTCAGCAGCATAAAAATTTCTCATTACATATTCTTTTCTAGGCATGTACATTAAATCTGGATCACCATAATTATAAAAATCTCTAGCTCGTTGATTTAATAAAGCTATAGACTCTGGAGTTTGAGTAATGTCTATATCTTCTTCTACTTCACCTTCTTCAAATTTAGGAGCAAGTAAATCTGGTGCTAGAAAAGGTAGTGCTGCACCTAATGCAGTAGTTGTAAGACCAGCTCTCATGGCATCAAATTCACCACCTTTAAATAATAATGGGTTAGCCTTATTGAAAGGATTAAAAAATCTACCTATACCTTCGCCACCTACTCCACTAATTCCTGGAAGATTTAAAGCCTTACTTCCAAAAACATTTTTTAACTTTAAAAGATTACTTGGATTAGCTAATCTTGAAAAAAAACTACCCCCGGTTCCTCCCAGTGCGGTGCTACCACCTAATCCTGCACCAGCAGCGTATAATAAAGCTAATTTACCTATATCTGATTTAGCTACTTTTTTAACAACTTTAGCAGCTTTTTTAATAGGTCTAGTTATCTTTTTAAATACACTACCTAAACCATAAGCTCTTCTTCCCGTAGCACTATCCATAATACCACCAAAAGCTGCGGGTACTCTTCCGACGCCTAATATTCCATCTAATTGTTGGGGTTCTTGCATTCTAGATATAGCCATATTTTTACCTTAATTTATCGTTTTACTTTGTTTTAGCGAACAAATCAAGAGGTGGCATGATCACTTTTACGTCTTGAGCCATCTCCTCTGGCTTGTAGCCTTTGGCCTCCCACTCGCTTTTTTTCTTAAAAACTTCTCCTGTTTTCTTGTGTCTATACGTTTCTTCTACTTTTGCTGGTTTTAGTATCTGCATTAGTCTGTTTTCTCCTTCAGTATGTTTAGATAACTAATACCTATATCCACACCGTCACTCATTGTGCCTGCTGTAGTGTACTTTAATATCTTACCGCCCTCTACAATTAAGGGTAGGGTTAATATTTCAACACTAGTATTTACAGCTAATTGTTGGGTGTGAACAATAAATACACTATCATTTAATATACTTATTGTTGGGGTATTAGATCCGGATTTATTGGTTACTCTCAACGATCTTACAATTATTGTTTCATTAACTCCAGGAGAAAGCATGTTTACTGTCTCAGCTGCAGTTGTAGTTTTAGCATAAAATTTATATTGATTTACTATTGCCATTATGCATCTAAAAAGAAACTTTTAGCTTCTATCTCCTGTTTTACTTCATCTTGAAATGATGAGTTTAATTTCGTTATTACACCATCAAGATCTCTAATCAATGATTGTAAGTTTTGTCTACTATATTCTTCTTCTGCTCTAGTTAATGATTGTACAATTTTAGCCATATATATTTACTATGCCTCCTCTTCTATAACCCCCTGCTCCTGCTGCTGCATCATCTGATGCTTGTGACGCTGCCGCATCCGCTGCCGCAGATCCTCCAGCATGACCACCACTTGTTGATCCAGGAGCATCTTGATAACCATAATCTGATGTCCCTATATTAGGATCAGAATAACTATCGAAAGGGTCCTCTTTACTTTGTATTGAGCTTTTAACTTGATCATAAGTTAGTCCATAATTTTGTTGATAGAAATCATCTGCCTTTTTTTGGTCTAAACTTTTTAATCCCTCTAACGCATAAGATCTAAAAGAACTTGTTCCTGGTTCTAAAAAATTACTCTGCATTACTGTTGGTCCAACATTATAACCAAATTTATCTTTAAAAAATCCTGTGCTTGGATCTCTGTATACACCTAATGCTAACGGATTAGGAACATTTGGTTGTGATGCTCTTGATAAAGCATTGAGTAAAAAACCTGCTCCAGGTATTCCAGATGCTATTCCTGTAAGAGTATTAATAGCTGGGCCTATAGCTTGTCTTAATGGATCCATAAATTGATTATACATGCTAAACAATCCTTGAGAATTTGGATCATCTTCATCTAACTCATCTACAAATCCAAAATCTGTTTTATATGAATCGGGTAATTGAATTTCCCCAGATGCAATCATGTCTTGAAATTTTTCATTATCAATTCTAGTTGCCACTATCTTCTTCCTCCTGGATGTATGTCTAATCTAAATGTTCCTAATTTCCAATCTTGGTTAGTTGATGTGTTCGCTACTTTTAATGCTATAGATCTAGCTCTTAATCTAGTATCAACTTTTGTTGTAGTTGGCGTAGCTGTAAAATTAGTTGTAGTTGGCGTGCTATTAGGAAAATCTCTTGTTTGAAAACTAATTTGTGTGTTGCCTGATTGAGAGATAAAGTCAGGGATAAATCTACTAATTCTCATTATAAACTCACCATCTCCTCTTAAGTCCATCATACCAACAGCATCTCCTCTAATCGTTCTTCTAGTAATATCAAAATCGCCAGATGTTATAGTTCCAATAACTGCAGTGATAACTCCACCGGCATTGACTTGATCGGTCCCTGTTTCCTGTTGATAATAGATTGTGCATCCATTTGTATTACCAGTAACATCATACGAGGCATTACTACTTGGATCATAAAACGTAGCGTGGGGTCTATCAAAAACAGCAGAGTCTTGCCAAGCTGCTCTAGGTAGTGTGCCAGTGGTCCATATGGGTCTTCTGGGTGTAGAGTCTAAATAATTGTATGTAACAACTCTATCAATTTGATCTGAGTTTTCTGTACAATAAAACCAGTTTACTTCTCCAAATAAATTATTTAATCCAGCATTAATTAAGTCTCTAGATGTAGCGTTGATATCATCATATACATGATCTTCAACTAAACTAGGTAATGATTTTAATTGACCATCGTAAGAAAAGAATCCATTTTCAGACATCCAATAAGCAGTGCCATCGACTTCAATACATGCATTCTTACCAAACAATCCACAGTTTGTTCCTACTTGTTCGAATGAAAAGGTAAAAGGTTGACCAACAAATTTCATAAGAAATAGTGCTGTATCAGTCCAAACATAAATTGCATCCCGACCTCTAATAGCACCCATTATCTCAGAGCCATCAGCTAGTCTTTGCGTTCCAGCTGTATTGGTTGCAGTGACGGTATACGCGTTCGTGCCTGAAATATTTTCTTGATCAGAAAATCTAATAAACATATCGTCTTGTGTAGTTGCATCACCAACTGTTGTTTCTGTTCCAAAAAATACTAAGTGACGATCTGGTGTAGAAACTAAAACGTGTCTTGATTTTGTTGGGGCATTTGCAATAATTGTTGCTCTATTTCCTGTGGCATTACCTGCTGCAGCATCCCACTCAAAACATGCACCATTATATATTAGTGCTATTAGTTTTGTTCCAAAGTTATCTAACACCCATAAACCTGGATCAATTGTAAAGTCAGAAGATGATGGATCACCCCAAGCAACAAATTTAGAAATGTCTGTTACAGTAGCCCCTGCGCTGTGTCCTGCTTTAGTTGTTCCATTAACTTCTCTCGCACCACCACTTAAAGTATTGGTTGTAGTGTTATTGCTTGTAAAACTTATGTCCTCTGAACCTATTCTTATTTCACCAGATGCTGGAAAAGCTGCACTGTTGGTTAAAGGTATATCAGTTACACTATCGTTGATTGTAGAAGCTAGAGTTGTTGTGGCTGCACCTAATGCAGTACCAGACCATAACCCTGTGCCCCAACCAAAACCACCTAATTGTTGTGCAGGTCCTACACTATAATATATCTTAACATCTGCAGATCCTGCAGAACTTAAAGGTGTACCCGCTTCGTTTGTTGCCATTGTTATTGTAAAAGTTGTGGTGCTTGGAACCGATGTCACCATAAATTTTTCGTCTTCAAAAGTAGAGTTAGTAAAAGTAGATCCACTTAATCCAGTAACATTGTCAAATAAAACAATATCATTTTCATTTAATCCATGGGTTGATCCTAGAGTGACTGTGACTGTAGGTGTCCCAGCCGAACTACTAAAATTAGCCCCTGAAATTGTTGTTCGTATTGGGTGAATATCATAAAAAATACCACCTGAATAAACATATAAAATTCTATTAGTGCCTATGGCAGCGTATTTAATACCAGCATTATCGTCAAAGTGGTGTATAGCTCTGGCTGCTCCAGTTAATTTATTTTCGCCTAATTGTTGCCAACCCCCTATTTTTTCAGGAGTTCCGTATCTAAATCTAACATTGTCACCATCAAACCATTGACCTTCGGCCCCAGTTTCTGTGACTTGTTTATTAAACCCTGGTGCAAAACCTAATTTTTGTAACATACTAATCCCATATATTAATCAGGCGAGAGATGGTGTGGTGGTGTATCT